CATTGTGTTAGTGTTTAACATAGTATACAGTCCTTTTTAATAAAAGTCAATATGTTTCTTTGGTAATGTAAAATTCAGTAGTAGGATACTTTTCTTTAAATTCGTCAGTAGCAACGTATTGATTTAACCCAGTCATATTAAAGAATTGTTTATGGAATGCTGTCTTGTGTGTTTCTTTAACCGATACTGTTAGGTATACCGAAGTTGCTTTGCCTGCCATTTTATTGCTCCTTGTTATCGCGTTCGCGTAAAATTACTAAAATAGCCTGTGACATCATTTCTAATTCAACATCATTAAACTCAAACTCTTCCAACCAATTGATGCAGTTAGTAATAGCAGTATCCTCACCTTGAATTGCGATATCAGCATCAAAGATTGCTTGGTTAATGTTATTGACAATAATCATATCATCAATATTCATTATACTGCCTCCAACATACTAGCTGGTACACGATACGCACCTAATGGAGTATCTACAACAATATTTTTAATAGCAAGTTTGCGCACTGTGCCTGTAATTGTTTGGCCGCTACGTGAGCTAGCAAAACGAACTTTGTCGCCGACAGACAAGCTACGTTTAGTTGCTTTGCCTAAGTTTAAACGAGCGTACTTAATAGCATCAATAATGCTGGCTAATTCTTCGTTGGTAAAAGTACCTTGAATTAAAGCAGTAGTAATTTGTTTAGCGTTCATTTATTGCTCCTGTGTTGTTAGTGTATGTATAGCATTATACAGTCATTTTACCAAAATGTCAACCTTAAAATGCAATTGCCATGTGTTTACTGCCCCAGCGTGATATTTCTCTCTGTTTGTTAAACTTAGTTGCTTTATTTGCAACTTCAATTCCGTATGTTTTCATAACATGTTCACTAATATCTTGCTCAATATCAGTTGAATATTCTAATTTAGAATGTATTCGGTGTGCAACCATAACAACATGACATTCATAGGTATCACTTGATGCAAGGATTTCGTATGCAGATCGGGTTGCTACATCTGCACCTTCAATTACTCCTTGGAAGCAACGTCCCAACTCATTTAAGATTTCTCTGCCTCGTTGATTAAATGGGTCAACTGTATGAATAGATTTTCTATTCGCTGTGGTGCCCGCCTTAACAACAATATGTATTCCTCGTGTCCGAAGCTCAGTTGCACATTGCATATTAAATGTGCCATTGCTAGTTGTTGCTACTACCTGCTCAACTATTTGCTTAACATTAGTTCCAATTAAATAGAACATCATATATGAGCCAACTTCGTCATCGGTTAAGTCAATTGATTTACCAACCTGAAAATTGACACGTTGTTTGTATGCCGGTTTGTTCATTTTGTTTCTCGTGTTGTTATAGACAAGTGCTATTCTATATTCGTATTGTCAAAAAGTCAACCAAAAAGTGCTAATTCCTGCAATACTTCATCAAATTCTTTAGCATAACTGTATGGTAGACCTAACTTGTAGCAGATGTAGTCGCCGCCATACATTTTATCTGAATCCGTAAGAGCCAAACCTTCAACAATCCATCTAATAGATTGTTTGCGTGAGTTGCTAATTGACTCCAATGAAACAACATGCTTTTCAAAGCTATCAATTGCCTGTTGGTCACGGGTTTGTTCTTCCTTGACTGCAACATCAAGTTCACCCAATAAACGTTCCCAAATCAACTGTTTGCCAGCCGCATCAATGTTGGTCCATTCTTCCCAAAAGTATTCATCTGGGCGTGAGCCACGTGCATCTTTATGTAGGTCACTGACTAAGTTTTCATCAAATGTGTATGTCATTGTGTGCTCCATTGCTTTAGTGTATAAGTGCTATTATACAGTCATTTTACCAAACTGTCAACCAAAATATTCCGTTGACTTTTGAGTAATATGAGTATATAATAACAGTATGAAAATCCTATTAGAACAAGATGGTGGGCATTTGGTCATGTATGTAGAGCATGAGCCCAGACAGTTTGAATTAAGCTGGGACGTTACAGTCACGGACATGGCCAAAGAACTTGACCATAGACAAGGTGTGCGCCGTATGAGCTACGACACCTGGCATTGGGATCTGCGCAAACAGCAAGAAGCAGAAGAATACATAACTTATTTTTATCTAAAGCACGAATAATGATAGGCATAACAGATTTACACAATATTTGGGGAATAGCGCAGTATGCAACTCAACCGCAGTTTACCTGCTATGAATCAGTGCAGGATAAATTAGACACCTACACAAAAGAACAGTATCTTAAAGATCCAGAAGCAACAGTACAGCAAGTGTTTGACATCTACCGTAGTATTAACATTACGCCAATTGTCTACTACACAGAAGCTGGATTGATTAGTGCTATTAAAGATTTGTCCGAGACTGTGACTAATAGTGTTAAGAATAATGTTATTAACTTGGGTAATAATCAAGGACAAGGTATTAATAGATTCCTGTTCCCAAACATGATGACTGCTGAACCTAAGGGCCGCGGCAGTAACAGTCTTAAAGATCGTTTCTTAAATGATGCAAAGCTAAAACGTGCTATCAACTTATGCTTTGAATACAGAGAAGGTAACAATCTAGTCAGCCCAACTGCACTGCGTCGTGCATTAGAGTTAGTCACAGGCGAGAACGTACAGAACTTTAAGAGTCTAAATGCACGTGCTATCGTAGAACACTTATGCCCTGTGCTTTGGGGCAATGTCTATGACTACAGTGCGGGCTATGGCGGCCGCATGCTGGGTATAACAACCAGTAACATGCGTTATAACTACCAATGTATCGACCCTAACACAGAAACAGTCAAGCACTTAACATACTTGAGTGAACTGATAGAACAAGCAGTTGGTAACAGAGGTTTAATCACACAGGCAGTTAGTGAAGAATACGAGCCCAAGGATATTGACCTTGCGTTTAGTTCGCCGCCGTACTTTAACTTAGAAAAGTACAGTGATGAGCCTACACAGTGTATGGTTCGTTATACTACATTAGATGAGTGGTTTGAGGGCTATGTTGTGCCCACTATGAAAAATATACACAAAGGTTTGAACAGTGATGGTGTGTTTGCTACCAACATTGCAGACTACAAGTCATATGGTAATAAAGAATACTTTGTATGCGAGCGTTGGATCGCTACTGCTGAGAAGTTAGGCTTTAAACATTCAGGTACGATTAAGATGATGCTTAACACTCGTCCAGGTGTAGGCAACGATAAGACTGCCGGGCGTGAAAAGTTTGAAGGCGTGTACGTCTTTACAAAATGAAGATCAGTATCAGACATTTAAGTTACGGAAATATTCAAGACCGGGTTACATGGTTAGAACAAAACGTAGGAGAACGTAAGTATGTTCTGCATAACCAAACAGGTGGATATGGGTGGTGGTATTTCAATAATGATAGAATTATCGAAATTGAAGATGAACAGTGGGCTACAATATTTTTATTAAAGTTTGGCGGATAGATGAAAATAACCATGCAGGAGTTTGAGAAATTTGAACAAGAGTTCATATTTGACTTAATTAAAAATCCACACTATCGTCTCGGGCAGGCAGTTATTAACACCTATCCCAAGATCAGTCGTAGTATGGAAGATGATGGTGACCTTGGTTATATGCAATGGCAAGAATTGTGGGAGTGTAAAGATCGTAAACGTGTATTAGAGATAATCGATCGGTATATTATTAAATGAGTTTACTAGACGGTGCTAACGGACGTAGGTTTATAGCCTCAGGTCCGTTCGATGATGAAATGCCTTGGCACTATCTTGTTATTGCTGATATTAGTTATTGGCTAAAACATGAACCAGAAATCTACACATGGATGGATGATAACTTACCTAGAGGCAGATTACACCAACAAGGCATGACTTTGGAATTTGAAACCGATGAACAATTAACTTTATTTGTATTGAGATGGGCATGACTAAAACACTTACACTATCGCATAAAAATTGGAATAATCTTAGAAATAAAATTATAGAGGATTATGGTCAGGCTACTGTACTAATCAGTTGGCGATTACGTACTACATTAGGATTCACTGTGCGTGAGCATAGGGGTTATCAACCCGGTGCCGAAGGACATGAACAAAGTATTATTTGTTTGGACTTTTGGGATGATCAATTACAAACAATGTTTCTTCTTAGGTATAGCGATTACGTAAGTTCGTAACTAGGCGCCAAATTTCAGTGGAGCTATACCCTGCGCCATCATTAATGCTTTATTTTTACCTTCTGCTAAACTTGCTTTAATCGCATCGCCACTAGCACTTGCAGTGTTGGCCATGTTTTTAAGCGCATCAGTAATGCCAGAACCAGATGTATCTGCACCTATTTTATGTAGATTTGTTGCAAAACTCATTGCACTACCCAAACTTGGCATAGGCGGAACAGTTAAATCAATCCCTGCCGATGTCATAAGTCCTTGTGATTTAACCAGAGAATCTTCAAGTGCCGTAATCTGCTCATCAGTAATAGCACCGGCAGCATTAATTGCCGCTAATTCAGGACCGCCGCTAACAGCATGAGTAAAATCTGATATATTAGGTAATCCATTTGCTCCGTTTAGAGCAGATAGGCCCGATGCAGTGCCTGTCATATTTCCTATATCTGTTGACATACCGCTCATTAATCCACTTAATGACGGAGCGGCTGCTTCCAAGTTAGGAATAGATGGTATTTCAATTGCACTACACATACCTGCCGCAGCTGCCGGGCTTGTAAATTTTGCACCCATATCGCTAAACTTGCTGGCCATTGCACTCATATCAGGTAAATTGGCCGCAGTTAAACCAGAACCAGAAGGTGCTAGTTTATTTAAATCAGTTAGGTCTTTAAGACTAGCAATTGACCCACCAGGACTGATACCCAATTGTTCAGTAACTGTAGACAAAACTTTAGGATCAGTAATAGAACCCATAATTTTATCAACCTGCGCTGTGTGTTCGGGCATACTTAAATCTAATCCTGCGCCAGCAATTGCGCCATTGATTCCGCTGGCATTACCTAATTTCACAGTATTTAATTTATCAATAAGCCCAGCCGATGTGCCAAACTTTGACATATCCTTTAAATCAAACGCAGGGCCGGCAGCTTCAAATGCTTTCGATACATTACCTAAATCACCAAGCGCACCATCTAATCCCTGTGTGGCCATAGAACTCATGTTGGTGATGCCCGTGCCATAATCACTAAATGATGTATTTGATATAAAATCAGTTGCTTTTTTTAACTCTTGTGAGTCAGCAATGTGTCCTTGCGCTTGATTTAAAATTTGACCAAATGCCGCATGATTGCCAGTTGGCATAAGTTGCGATTGCAGTACAGTTAGATTTGCTTTTGCTGAAGTGATTCTTGCCGCTAATGCCAGACTAGGTGCTGTATTAGCAGCTATTAAATCAGTAATTTGACTGTCCATATTAGCCATAGCACCAGTCACAGTAGGAGCAAGTTGTAATGCTGTGCCTTTGGCTATACCAACCATGGCGGTAATGGTACTAGGTGTAAGTGCACCACTAGCAGTAGCCAGAGAAACTTTCATGTTCTCTGCTATTACACTGCCTGCCTTCGCAGTTACTAAACTAATATCATGTTCTGCCATGCTTGTTCCTAAGTTATAATTTTGATAAATCTAACGATAATATATCGTTGCCTGCTGCTACAAATTCCCAATTATTATAAAATTTAGGCCAGCCGGCAATTTTAGGATCAGGTAAATTACAAATACACGTAGCCAATGCTACAGTAGGATCATTATGATCATATTCGTCATAATGATCCTGCATATATACAACTAATGTTCTTTTATGATTATCAAGGAAATTAAAAATTTTTAATTCGTTGGCAGTTGGATGAATTAATCTACGATCCCAGTCAGTTATTTCTAAATTAGACTCTGACTGTGATTTTTCCATAAACAAAATATAAGTTGATTGTTCTGGATCAAATACAAAACTAGTTGTTTCTGTCTCCGACATGCCTAATCCTAAGTTATAATACCACCAGCGCCAGCTGGCTCAATACCTGTTGTTGTTTGTATATAGTGGTTTACTAATGCGCCACTTGTTTGTGCATGTAGCATAACATGACGTCTATCAATGTGTATACTCTTATTTAACTCAGATGTAAATAGGCTCTGCATCAAGCCAATACCCTGTGGGCTTGGCACTACAATCATTGGTTTAGATACAATGAATTCATCGGCAGTTTCTTCTAATACCTTAGCAATAACTTCATCACCATTTACTAATTTAAATGATACTAGTGTATCCTTGTCGTACTTATTAGTTACTAGCACTTGTTTCCCCTAACATTTCGTTTAGTTGTTCATTGGTTAATTTTTGTAGGCCTTGATAGCCACCCGATACAAACAGTTTACCGTCTTGATAAATTTGTGGCACTGTACGATGCCCTTCACTCATAATAAACTCGCGTGCGTCTAAATCTTCATCAATTTTAATTACTTCAAACGCAATCTTTTTCATTGTTAATAAATTCTTTGCTTGCTCACAGAATGGGCAAGAATCTTTTGAATACACAGTTAACATATTGGCTCCTTTTATTATAGTGTAGGTAATTCGTCGTAGTTCATCTCATCACTCATTACGCCAATTACGTAGTTAGTTGATTCGGACTCTTGTAAGGCTGTTTGTTTTTTACTGGTATCACTGTGCTTATTAAACCAAGGAATCGGAGTTGATTTAGGCGCAGGGCTAGTGTAACGTATACCGATTTGTTTTAGTGCATCTACGGCGGTATAATCAACAAAATCTTTCAAGATGTTAGCGTTTAAACCAATAACTGGGCCCATTTTGAACAAATAATCGGCCCATGCTTTCTCTTCGCAAATAACGTCTAGGTACATTTGATACACCTCAGCTTCGCATTCTTGTTTAATAGCAGCAAAGCGTGGATCTTCTTTAATCACTTGATTGATCAAGAACGCTGTCCATTCTTTGTGTAGTAATTCATCTTGTAGAATTAAACTGATAATATTACCATTACCAATAAAGATACGATTTTCCACCATAGCCAAACTTGTGGCAAATGATACCATAAAGCGGAATGCTTCTAGGCCGTAACTAGCATGTAGGGCTAGCCAAATAGCTTTAATATGTTCTGTTTCGCTAACTTTAATGCCGAGTTCAGCTTGACAGTTAATCACATGCAATTTGTCATAGTAGTTGCCAATGGTTGATGCCATGCTGACAATTTCTTGTGTATCATGAATTGTATTAAACACATCTTTAGGCACATTATAGATATTACGAATAATGTGGCTGTAGCTCTTACTGTGAATGTTAGTTTCAAAGAAACTCCAATTACTAATAAGTGCTTCTAGCTCTGGTAAACTTACTACTGGGCCAAATACTTGATTAGGTGCGCGACCTTGCAGACTATCTAAAGCTGTTTGACGTAACAAGTTACTAGTAAAGATATGTTTGACTGCATCGCTGGCACTTTTAAAATCATTGGCATCTTTACTTAGGCTAATCTCTTCTGGTTGCCAAAAGAAACCACGTGCTGTAGCTTCATAATCTGCAATCTTGTTATACTTAACTTCTTCAAAGCGTTGCACTGTTACTGGACCTGCCGGATCCAAAAACATCTTACGTTGTAGATAGTTAGTTGGCTTACTTAGGTTATACTGTGCTTTACTCATTTATAATTTGCAGCTTTCGCAGCCCTCTTCATCATCATAATCTATTGGTGCCATTGTTGGCGCTACTTCTGCAACCATCTTACTACCTTGTTTATTAATCAAGCTATAGTAGAATGTTTTAATGCCCCATAGCTGTGCCTGCATTAAATTCTTAGCAATCAATGTAGTGGGCACCTTACGATCCGCAAAGTGTGCCGGATTGTAAAATGTGTTAGTGCTGATACTTTGATCCACATAGGCCGCTAGTACTGCCGCAGTTTTTAAGTATGCTGAACAATCTTTTTGTTCCCACATGAGTTGATATTTATTCTTTAACTTATGATATTCCGGAACAACCTGTGTGAATGAGCCAGCTTTTGATTCTTTAACTGAAATTAAACTCATAGGCATTTCAATACCATTGGTTGAGTTAATAACAACACTGCTTGACTCTACAGGAGCAATAGCCATTAAGGTAGCATTGCGTACACCATATGATCTCATATCACTACGTAGTTGTTCCCAATCAAGTTCTGGTGTAAAGTCAGCAAGTTCATTAACACCATCTGCACGATTCTCCCAAGGAAACTGTCCTTGACCGTAACGTGTTTTTGCAGAATCTAAACATGGGCCACGTTCTTTAGCAAGTTCGACTGTGGCTTCTGTTAAGTAGAATGCTTGATGTTCCATCCAACTTTTAACTTCTTGTAGGGCATCGCTATCGCCGTATTGTAAACTACGTTTAGCATGCCAATAGGCCAAGTTAGTAATACCAATACCCAAGGGTTGTAGCTCATCGTTTGACAATTGGCTTTGTATGCTTAAGAAATCTTGATAGTCCAAAATGTTACATAAACTACGTTGCAGGATACGGCAAGCACGACGCATGTCTTCTGGATTGCGGAAAGCACCCCAATTTATACTACCAAGTGTACACAGGGCAATGCGACCAGTTGGATCATCTAAGCGTTTGAATGGCTTAGTGGGTAGTAAAATCTCGCAACACAGATTACTTTGATAGATGGTATGATATTCTGGATCAAATGGTCCTTGCTTCATAACGTTATCAATAAACACTAGATAGATACGACCTGTATCTGTACGTTCTTTTAAAATGCCGCCTTTAAATACTTCTTCGGCTGACATTGTTTTCTTACGTAGGTTTTTTTGTTTCTCGTACTTAACATACAATTCTTCAAACAATTCAGTATTAGTGTAAAATGCTTCGTATAAGTCAGGTACTTCGTTAGGATCAAAGAATGTAATATTTTCTTTATTTTTAAAACGACGCCAAAAGAAAGCACTTAGTACAACACCGTAGTCCATATGACGTACACGGGTTTCTTCTGTACCTTGATTGTTTTTAAGTACAATTAAATCATCAAACTGATGATGCCAAATTGGGTAGAATACAGTTGCACTAGCATTACGTATGCCGCCTTGGCTACAACTACGTAAATCACCAAACCATTTTTTCAAGAACGGAATCATACCCGTATGTTGTATTTCGCCGCCACGTATAGGTGATCCTAAACTACGTAAGCGACCGATTTCTAAACCAATGCCAGCACGTTTACTAGCATACTTGGCCATCATTTCACCTGATGCAAATATACTGTCTAGGTCGTCGTCCGCTTTGATCAATACACATGAACTAAATTGTTTAGTTGGTGTGCCTAAGCCGGCGAGAACAGGCGTTGCTAGTGTAAACAAACTGTCACTGGCGCAATTATAGTATTCTTTGATAAAACGCATACGTGCGCTACCAGGTTCTTCTTTATGGAATACTGTTGCTGCCGCGACTATATAACGTATCTGCGGAGTTTCGTAAATCTGTTTAGTAGCACGATTGCGTACTAGATATTTTTCAATTAGCTGTTCAATGGCCGCATATGAATATGTTTCGTCTTTGGTATGATCAACAAACGAATCCATTTTGTCCCATTCTTCTTCACTATACCACTCAAGTAGTTCATTAGTGTATAAGCCCGTTGCTACATTCTTTTTAACAATTTCGTATAGACGAGGAACTTCATAATCACCGTAGACGTCTTTGCGCAACATACTTAGACGTTGCTTACCTGCTACGTATTGATAGTTTGTGTGCCCTATATCTGGATTGTGTTCGATGTCAATAAGATCAACAATAGCACGAAGTGTAATTTCGTCAATTTCACGTGTGCTAATGCCATCATAAAAGTGTGGCTGTGCTTTGATTTCAATCATTGATTGACTTACGTCTGCGATTCCAGCACATACTTTTGTAATCTGGGCTTGCCATTTATCTACTGCTAACGGGGCGCGGCTACCGCTACGTTTTATTACTTGAATGATACTCAATTTGATAACCTCGTAATTTAGTACTGCTCTAAATTTGTATTGTTGATTGTTGTGTTGTATTTACTTATACTATACAGTGTACATAATATTTCAACTTTTTGCAAGTTTTATATTAGATAAATGTCTTTATATAATAGTTAAATGTAGCATCGACACCACTAGTTGTAGTATAGGTTAATATCGCTGCATTAACATCGCTTTGAAATCCTAATACAACTCCGGTGTCAGCTGTTTCAACATAATCATCTTCGTACAATGATGTGCCTAACAGCTCAGTGACTTTAAGTGTACCAACTCGTGAAGTTGAGCCACGAATAATAGTATAATCAATTGTGCGAGAAGAAAGTGATTCGAATGTTATAGTAGTATTAGCAGCAACTAGTGTATTGCCTGGAAATGTAAATGTATGCAATGCAACATTTGCTTCTAAACTATTAAGTTCAGACTGAATAGAAGTAATGTTTGCTGTCATGTTAGCAACATTACCTTGTAATGCTTCAATAAGGGCTAACTCACTATATATAGTTTGAGTAGTAAGGATTTCGGTCATACCGACTACAGGTGCGCCCTCAGCCAATGTGCCATTCCCAATAAACAATCGTTGTTCATCAATCGACCAACCTAGTTCAGCCGAGCTAAGTTGTGGTAAATTTTCTTGCAGTCCTCTGCGGATTTGTATTTTGGAGATTTGGGTTACAGCCATATTAATATCCTATCTATATTTTATATTTAGCTGAGATTATAATACTGCTCCACTCTTTTCAACCAACGTTCAGTCCACATATCCCATTCAGCGCCTTCAACTGTCCAAGTTTGGTATTGGAAGTCTTGACTGCACATTAGAATAACACCCTGTCGAATGTCTGTTCCGTGAGTTTCGTTATGTGCTAGTCCATAGGCACATAATTGAAGGAAATAGTCCTGAACCCACTCTGTTTTCTTAGGTTTATTAGTCTGTTTGTAGTCTAAAATAGCCGGTTTACCTTTGTGTACACCACAAGCGTCAGTTGTACCAGCATACAGTCCACTAACGTATAAAGGCACTTCAATACCCCATACTTCATCTACATGCACCAATCCTTCCTCTACAATCTTTTGTGCCATCTTGTGGCTTTGTATACTGTAGGGATTAGTACCGGGTTCGCCCATTTGACGATTGTTCTGCACATAGTCTTCTAACCACTTGTGCATACGTGTTCCACGATTAGCGGCTTCTGTAGTGATTTCCTGTGCTTTCTTTTCGCCAACTGACTTCCGCCAGTTTTCTAAGGCTAACTTAGCTTCAGGTGGTTTTGTCTTGTCTAAGATTGTTGTTACTGAAGGAACCTTACTACCATCTGGTAAACTGTAAAGTCTTTTTCCATTCTCGCTCTGGCGATTAATGGGTGTGTAATCATATTTTTGTATAAGCATACTATTAGTATATAAGGTTAATTGTCAAAGGTCAAAGAAAATTGTTGCCTAAATTCTTCAGATCGAATATATTCCGAATTACGCTGTAATCTAGGTTTAAGTTGATTGTATATACTCTCAATATCCAATGTCATTAAACGATCAACTTGTGCTATAACTGCTAGTAATCGCAATCTATTATCTACTAGAGTATCATAACTATGATCAATAATATCATCAAATGTATCAATGCCGATATCTCGTAAAAATTGTACTGCGCCGGCGGCAGCAACTAATATGAATAATTGCCCAGCAACAATTGGTTTAAATGTTTTTTCACTGAGCATAGAGAATTTTCCATTTATAGTAGTTTCAGTGACTAGATTAATATATGTTTCTAAATATGCTGGATGATCGATAGTTATATCAATCTTAGTATGTTGATCCCTGTCTGTAAATTTAAATTTAGCTGGTAATTGTGCAAATTTATTATTTTCTTCGTCGGTTAATCGGAATTCATCGAAATTATTACACGAAATATTATCATCTCGATTGCCATAACTAAACACCATATCATTAAAATACGGTTTATGTGCAAGTTGTAAATACACCCATTTTCTATGCTGCCAAGGCATGCCGTTTAAGCAACTAAGTTTATATTTTTTAGGCTGTTGAGAAAAATTATAATTTTTAAAATTACCATCTATAGCATGCGGCGCACTTGCCCATACTGTCCAAAACGGAAAAAATTTTATATGTGTATTGGCAGGCGGATGATTACAATAGGTAAATTCTCCCGTTAATAGATAAAATGGTACAGTTAAATTTAATTGTAAAATATTTTGATATAATTGATTAGAATCTACAATATGTCCGGATGAATCAAAGATTATATGACCGAGATGATTTTCAATTATTGATCTAGCAGCCGGACTAAGGTCAACCCCGCCGGCAGTAAAATCAAAGACATCTATTGATACTATTAAACTGCCATCAGGTACATAGCGTGTTGTAATGTATTCTACATAACGATCACTGAATTCAGTAAGTGTATGGTTGGCGTTTAATCGATAAATCATTTGGTAATATGATCACGTTTAATTTCTCTAACTGGATCATCAAGTAATTCAGCTAGTGTATTTTTAATAGTAACTCTCTTGTGGCCAATGTCTCTAATATGTAATGCACGTTGGCCAATTTCGTCTAGTGGCAATCCGTCTATACGATTCTTTTTAAAGTCATCTTCTAACGACCACACATATCTATGATGATCGATTAATTCAACTATTAGTTGATGTTGTAGATCTAAATTAACTTCTTGCATTTGTTCTATATAAAAATCAAGTTCTTCTTGGTTGGCACCTTGAGTTTTTTCATATTTAACTACAGCAATAGTGTATCTATCCACTATTTCAATCACTGGAAATTTCATAGTAATATTTAGTACATAAATATCAGACTATATAGTAAATATTCTATCTAATACTGCTTGTTTTTGTTCGTTGGTATAATTGTACCACTCAACTACTTCATCGGTTGTTCTGTTACAACCTCGACATACATCATTGATTAATTGGCAAACGCCGACACATGGGCTTTCAACTTCTTCCATTATTGTTTATTCCTGTAATCGTTTATTGCAGCTTTAATAGCATCTTCTGCCAATACACTGCAATGTATTTTAACTGGCGGTAATGCAAGTTCTTCTGCTATTGCTGAATTTTTAATTGTTGATGCTTCATCTAAGGTCATACCTTTAAGCAGTTCTGTTACTAGACTAGAACTAGCAATTGCTGAACCACATCCGTATGTTTTGAACTTTGCATCAATTATAATACCGTCTTCGACTTGAATTTGTAACTTCATGACGTCGCCTGTCATCCGCAAGCTGGGGCACCGACGATTCCGGTCCCAACTTGCGCATTCTCCTTGTCTAAAGATCCCACATTTCTAGGATTTTCGTAGTGATCTAACACAGCAGTTGAATATGCCATAATACTCTCCTATAATAGTATACTAATATACTATACTATTTATAGTGGTAGGTCAATGTGTTTTAGTTATTGTGCTACAGGTGCACCACGTGTTTTAGCGGCACGTTTAGCCATGCTAGTAACATCATCTACTGGTGCTTGGAATGTATTTTGTTCTGCACTATTAGTGTTAGTTGTTGTAGGTTCTTCTTCACTACCTTGTAGCGGAGCAAGAACAACTTGATCTTGATTGAAACTTTTGATTAGATTTTTTACTGCTGGATTGTTTTCATTTGCATCAACTAGTGCATCGTAGCTGAATGTACGATCTGTGTTCAACACTAGATTAATAAGACTTTGTGTGCTGATTGTTGCCGATGCCGATTTGTCTTGCGAACGGTGACGTAATAACTCCAGAGCAGTAACTAGGTTAGACTCTGGAGTGTTTGTTGGGCCGTGAGCAAATTCACGTAAACGCATTAGCGCAATTCTCTACCTAATGTTTCAGTTCCACCAACAGCGGCATCAGTAGCTGCAAAACCATCAGCTGGTTCTTCAGCATCAAAATCGCTTTCTGGTGGTGGAGGTAATTCAGCACCTAGTTCATCACCTGGCAAAGCCATTGGTTGATCAACTGCTTCACCGCTTAATACACGTACACCAGTGTCAACACCTTCACGTGCAGATTGTAAGTTTTGCATTAGTTGATCTAATGTAGCACCAACTGCATTTTTAAATGCATCAGCTTGTTCACTACCAATTTGGTCACGGATGCTGTCAAGTAATTGTGGAAGTTGTTCATTTTGCATTTTACCAACTTTCTCAATGGTGTCCTGAACACTATCAACCATATCTTTGGCAGCTAACAATACTTCTGCATTGCCAACTTCGCCTTCATTTAGTTGTTGATGTTGTTCAGTAAGCCAAGTATTTAGGCCTTCTTGTACAGTTAACAATTCCATGTAACGTGGATTTGTTTCCGCACGATGAAAATCCGCACTATGACGGATTTTGTTTAGGTTTAATGAAATTGTTTCACCCAGGCGTTGTGCTTTAGCAATAGACAAATTGTCATAGTTAATAGCAAAGCCAAAACGGCTTTCTAATACTTTATTAATTCTTTTTGCAGATGTCTGTGACATTTCTGATAGTTTCATGGTTAATTCTTCCTAATGCAATTATTTAATATTATTTATCAAAACAATAGACTTCTTCAATTGTTTCTTTGATTCTTCAATTCTAAGCATAGTTTCAGTGTATTTATTAGAATATAGTGTGATATTCCAATCATCGTTCTTCTCTTGTGCTTGTTTATAGCGATATCTATATAGTATGGCGTCAAATTCAAGTACACCAATTAAATTATCATTAACTCGTACTTCTTGTGCTAATTCATATTTGTGCTTGTGTAAGGCAATGCAATAAAATATGGCGTCTTTTCTATTAAAAAAGTCAAATATCTGTTCATTATCTTTAGTTATTCGCCAGTTTTTGTCTGTTATTTTTGTTATTTTGTACTTGCCTACAATTAGTGTATCTGCGCCTAATTGATAGCAGAATGGCAGAGGACCTCGACTATGTTTGGCCAACTCTGCTTCTGTAAACCTACGTATCTTTTCAACGTCGATCTCAGTCAATGCGTTTTTTGTAGTAGATTTTGCCGGCTTCATTTGTTCTTAACAGTACATCTTTGACTGTGAGTTGATTTGCAATCAGTTGTTCGCGTTCGTCTAATTGACTTTTAGCAATACTAGCGTCGC